CGTTAGTGGGCCGTGAATTTATATCCGTAATCCATGTCGAAGATGACTCGGGTGGCACGTGTTTCAATCACGCGTCCTGTTTCATGGGTGCAGAGCATATCAAATAACTCTGCAATCTCCCAATACTCAAGCCCATATCTTCGTGCAATGGATTCTCCCGATGCACCCACAGAACCACACACAAGCCTCTCATCAAATATTTTCCCCAAACGGGTACTCAAATCTTTTGAGACTGTGTGTTGCCCTGCAACATCATAAAAATCCCGTACTCCATGTAGAAACGCATCCAAGCCAGAGTGAACCAAACCCATGACCAAGCCGCGGTTCCACAACCATGCTCTCCTCTCCCATGGCCCGCGTCCTGGCAAATCTCCAAAACACGAACCAAACATTCTGAGCACCACTCCAAGATTAAGGAATGGCTTTATATCACCATCCTCTATGGATGGTGAATGCTTCAGAAACTGTAACTGCTCTGGACATTCGTCACCTTCTATGGTGACATTGTATCCAGAGATCTCGGCACACTCTCTAATGAAAGCGCGACAGTCCGAGTATTTGGGTGGGCCTTCAGCATTATACCGATCGACCATAGAAGAGAACATAACTAACTCAGCATTGTTATTGATAGCGGTGGTTAATACACTACCTGAATACAACACTGGCGCAACCGGTTCAAGGATAACAACTAGATCCCTGAACAACGAATACGACTTAATGACAATTGGGGCTTCACATTGTTTAATAGCCCATCTAATGCACTCATGGACCCAGGGAACCGACTCAACAAGCTGAAGCATCAGCGTGAATATCGATTGTGTGTGACTACTGTCACACCCCTTTATGTCCATGTTGCACATGTACCTACAACCCTCTTTGGTGGTTATAGCGACACAACTGTCATCCGAGAAGTAAGCCATATAGATATTTTGAGTGCCATATATCAGCTCAGAAAACACATGTTTTATGTTCTCCTGGCTTGGCTCCTTGATGAATTCGGCCTGACATCCATCAACCTCAACAATACCATAACAACTTTTGATAATGTCCATGACATGACCTGCTGCAAGGATAGAATACTCACCACACGAGACGAACAAACGTGGGACTTTAGCCCACTTCGCCCACTCCATGGCTTTCACACACCCACTCACATTAAAGGTCTTCAAAAAATCCCACAGGTGGTGTAGCTTACCCATCATATCGACCTCATCTCGTGCTTGAACACGAGCAGGCCGTTTCTTATGGGTCGCCTCCATATACATATTCTTGAGAGACTCGAAGTTCACATCAGCGAAAGACTTCTTTATTCTCAAGGATATTATGGAAACGATAACACTCAACACCCTAGAGGATTGACACGTTTGTTCCTGGTTTATGGCCAGGCGTGCATCCTCTTCAATGGAATTCCGGACTGCGGTTTGCCTCGTCAAGGCCAAACCCGCATTAATATCACTCCTCTCATATATCACACTAGGGTGCCAGAACACAGGACCAAATACAGTCCTGTACCCTCCATCAGGTTTCTTTGGAGGCACACCCGGGAATTTAAGAAACCCGTTATCGGTAAAGAATTCTTTTCCACGTTTAACAACAAATTTGTTGTTCCATTCGAATTCTTTGTCTACAGTGCAAGTGGATAGGCCAAGCCTATATACGCCAACAGGGGACCATCCATAGGCACCCCGGCGGAGTACCTATGTTATGGCCAACTTA